ACAAACAATTTTTAATCCTAAAACAAAAGAAGATTTAATTGCCTTGCAATCTTGTAAAAAAATCATCCTAACAACAGACCAAGACTTAATCAAAGATGGAGTTCAATCTATTGATGATGAGTTTTTAGAATGGTTTTGTTCAAAAAATGGAGAAGTTGATTTTGTAAAAGTAATAACAACAGAAGATGAAAAGAACTAACAGACAAGGAGAAGTTTACATAAACAATGATGGGGAAAATTTACAAATTGTAGAATATAATGGAGTAAATGATTGTACTATTCAGTTTGAAGATGGAACTATTGTTAAAAATATCCAATATCACAATATAGTATCAGGAGGTATTAAAAACAATAATAGGAAATCTGTATTTGGTATTGGATATATTGGTTATGGTATACACAAAGCATCTATTAAAAGTAAACATACTAAATGTTACTCTATATGGAGAGGAATGTTACAAAGATGTTATTTTCAATATAAAAATTTTAACACTACTTATTTGAATGTGAATGTTTGTGATGAGTGGCTTAACTTTCAAAACTTTGCACAATGGTTTGAAGAAAACTATGTAGAAGGTTGGCAATTAGATAAAGATTTATTGTGTAATAGTTCTGATTCTAAAATATATTCTCCAACTACTTCTTGTTTTATTCCTCAAGAAATTAATTGTCTAATTAAAGAGCAAAAAGAAACAACAGGTACAGTTAAAGTAAAAGACAAGTATAAATCTCAAATAGGTAAAAACAAAGTTCACAATCATATAGGTAGTTTTGACTCATTAGAAGATGCTAATAAAGCATACAAAGAAGAAAAAAAGAAATATATTTTAAGTATTGCTGAACAATACAAAGAACAATTAAGTATTAATGTTTATAATAAATTAATTAATTATGAAATACAAAATCATCATTCCAATAGAAGAACCTAAAGAAGTTTTATGTGGTGAAGCAAATAAGTTTTACAGATGTATAACGTGTGATGCTCCTTGTGGAAGTGAAGGTCATTATATAGAAGTAACAGAAGAACAAAGCAATAACGATATGAATAAAATATTATGGATTTCCAATAATCCTCAATGTAAACTAATAGAAAGTTGTTATAATTCTCTATCAAAAAAATGTATTTGTCCTAAAGAAGAACCTAAACAAGATTTAGAAAAAGAAATGTTTGAGTTAGAACAGGAACTTGATATACCATCATCTATGAGATGGCACAATTCTAAACCTAAACAAGAAATCAAATTAGAAGATATTTTTAATGATGAAAAGAAACAAGGTGTAAAAGATTTGATTGATGCACATAAACAAGAAACCACTCTTGAAGAAGTTGCTAAATGGTCACTAGAAAAGGCTAAAGAATTTGCGTTAGAAAGATTTAAAAGTGACCGTAAAAAAGCTATAGTTACATGGGATTCAATTTTAGAAGTGTTAAAAGTAGGGGTTAAAACAGGACATAAATTTGGTACTAAACACCAAGCTGAAAGAATGTATAGTGAGGAAGATATGAGAGGTATGTATGATAAATCTTGTGGGCTAATTGGATTAAGTTTATTAAATGACCAAACTGAAAATGATAGTAGATTTAAAAAATTATTAGAACAATTTAAAAAGAAATAAGAATTATGACAGCATTAGAACAACTAATTGAGAGACTAAAGGATTTAGAAACTCATGAAATAAGCATGAATGGAAAAATAGCTTATATAGTGGCTATTGCTGCTGCAGAAAGTCTTTTGGATGAAGAACAAAGAATATTTAATGAAATTAGAAAAGAAAGGAAATTATGAGTTTTGAGCATTTAAATGAAGAAGTGAATAAAGGCTTATCTGGAAGAAATAAAGGAATTCCTATGGGCTTTGATAGACTTAATCGTTATATAGGGATTAGGAAGAGTATGTATTTTCTTGTGGGTGGTCTCACTGGATCTGGTAAAACTTCATTCATTGATGATGCGTTTGTTCTTAATCCCTATGATTGGTTTATTTCGAATCAAAATACTAATGGTGTAAAGCTAAAGATTATATATAGGTCTATGGAAAGAAGTAGAACTTATAAAATGGCTAAGTGGGTTAGTAGAAAGATATTTATAGACTATGGTATAATTATATCTATAAACAAACTATTGGGCTGGACAGATAAAATGACTAAAGATGAGCATGATTTGTTTCTATTACAAAGAGAATACGTAGAACAAATGAGTGATGTAATTACAATCATTGATGGTCCAGAGAATCCAGTGGGTATAGCAAAAGATTTAAAAACTTATGCTTTAGAACATGGTAAGATTGAACAGCTAGATGAGTATAATAAAATATACATACCAGAAGATCCTAATGTAGTAACAATTGTTGTTATAGATCATATAGGACTGCTTAAAACTACAAAGGACTTATCCACTAAGAAACAAGTGATTGATAAGATGTCTGATGAGCTAAGATATGCTAGAGATTTTTATGGATACACTCCTGTTGTAGTGAGTCAGTTTAACAGAGATATTAGTAATCCCATCAGGATTAAGAATGGTGATGTTGAGCCTCAACTAGATGATTTTAAAGATTCATCCACTACACAAGAAGATGCTGATGTTGTTCTTGCTCTATTTGATCCTATGAGATATAAAGTGGATGATCCTTCTGGATATAAACTTGAGAAACTAAAGGATGAATATGGAGCTAAGTATTTTAGATCATTAAGAATAATCAAGAATAGTTATGGTGAGGATGATATTAGAATAGGTCTTGGTTTCTTAGGTCAAGTGGGTATGTTTAAAGAATTGAATAGAATGAAAGATATGACTGAATCAGATTATGAATCAGTAGTTAACAAAAGTTGGTTTTTATCATAAATTAAAATAAAATGAATCACGCAGAAACAATAGAAAATGATAAGGGAGATATTAAATTAGTTAGAATAATTTATGATCATCGTAAATCAGAAGCATGGATAGAATTTAATAGTTTAAAAGATCAAGACTATCCAAACCAAGATGTAGTTTGGGATAATGATGAGTTTATATTTGGTAAATTCTATAAATTCTTGATTAGATACAAGTGTAATAAATTAAAAAAGAATGACAAGAAGAAATATGACGATGTTTGGTCAATACTAAATCAAGATGTTGTTTCTGAATTAATAGATATGTTAGAATTTGCATTAGAAAAAAAGTGGTATGAGTTTGAGAAATAAAAGGCAAGAAGAATTTGCAAACATCTGGCTAGAATCAGATAGGTTTGGTATATTGAATCTCTGTCCAAGGTTTGGTAAGATATATACAACAATCAACATCCTTGAGAAGCTAGATAAGAATATCAATATTCTGATAGCCTATCCAGATGTAAAGATAAAAGAATCCTGGGAAGCAGACTTTAATACTAGAAAGTATAAGAATGACAACATTGTTTATACAACACATCTATCTATAAAGAAACACACTAGGTCTTTTTTTGATTTAGTTATATTAGATGAGATACATTTACTTTCTGAAGCACAAATAGAAGCTGTTAGAGAGCTCACCTGTACGAAGGTGTTAGGTCTCACTGGTACTTTATCTAGCTGGACAGAAACAACATTGCTAGAGGAGCTAGAATTGCCTGTAATAGCAACCTATCCAATAGAACAAGCTATTGCTGAGGGAGTGATTGTAGATTATGAAATATCAGTGATTAAAGTGCCTTTAGACAATTTTACAAAAATACAATACAAAACAAAACTTAAGACTGAGAAGCAACAATTTGATAGCTATGGATACATTATCAATAAGATGCAATCTGGTGGACAAGATACAATGTTTCTTCGTCTATCTAGAATGCGAATCATCCAAAATAGTTTAGCCAAATTAAAAGCTACTAAAAAGATTTTGTCAGAGAATTCAACTGATAGGATATTAGTCTTTTGTGGATTGACCAAAATAGCAGATGCTTTAGGAATTCCTTCCTATCATAGTAAGTCTAGTGAAAAAGATATATTTCAAGACTTCGCTGAGGGTAAAGGTAATCATTTAGCTGTTGTAAAGATTGGTAACACTGGAGTGACATACACTCCTTTAAATAAAGTGATCATTAACTATTTCGATAGTAATGCAGAAAATCTTGCTCAAAGAATAAATAGATGTATGGCAATGGAATATAACACTCCTGATAAAAAAGCACATATATACATCATTAGTTCTAATGAGGAAGTTGAGCTAAAGTGGCTCAATAAAGCACTTGAGTTCTTTGACAAAAGTAAAATTAAATACATATAGAATGCGAATAAATTCGTATATTTACGTATAGATAATTAAATAATAAACTAAAAATCAAACAATGAGTTCAAAACTAATTGGGATCGTAGGATCCACAGGTACAGGAAAGAGTACAGCAATCAAACATTTAAATCCAGAAGAAACTTACATCATTAATGTAGCAAAAAAGGAACTTCCATTTAAAGGATCTGATAAGCTTTACAACAAAGACAAGAAGAATTACAAAGAAGTGGATGATGCGAATGAAATATCTCGTCTATTGATGACTATTTCAGACAAAGCTCTACACATTAAAAACATTATTATTGAAGACAGTAATTACATCATGGGTTTTACAATGGTGGACAAAGCTACTGAAGTGGGTTATACCAAGTTTAGTATTATGGCTAAGGACATGGTTGAATTGTTTAAAACAGGTAGAAAACTAAGAGATGATATTGTTGTATTTTATTTAACACATCCAGAAACCATTGAAGATGGTGGAGAAATCATTGGATACAAAATTAAAACTGCTGGTAAGTTGATTGATAACCAAGTGTTATTAGAAGGACTTCTTACAGTTTGTTTGTATACACATGTAGAAGAAAAGAAGGATGGTACAGTTGAGTACAACTTTATAACTAATAGGTTTAGAAAGTTTCCAGCAAAAAGTCCAGATGGAATGTTTAATGAATTAAAAATACCAAACAACTTGCAATTAGTTGTGGATAAAGTGAATGAATATTATAAATAATAAATAAGTAGGTTTAATATTTGAATTTATCAAATATTTTATCTACTTTTATATTATGAAAACAACTTTTATATATTCTTTGTGTGATCCTAATACAAAAGAAATCAGATATATTGGAAAAGCTAATAATATTCAATATAGATTGTGGTCCCATATCCATGAAGCTAAAAATGATTTAAGAAACATGCATAAATGTAATTGGATAAAATCCCTTCTTAAAGAAGGTAAAAAACCAATTATTGAAATAATTGAAGAAGTTTCAGTAGATTATTGGAAAGATTCTGAAATATATTGGATATCACAACTTAAAGCATGGGGATTTAATCTTATAAATAAGACCTCAGGGGGAGAGTGTGGTATTATATCAGAAAATTGTAGAATAGCCCTAGCTAATACTAAAAAGAGAAGAGGACATAAAAAAGGAGAATTTAAACACTCAGAAGAAACTAAGGCTAAAATTAAAGCTAAAAGAGCTCTACAAATTATAACTGATGAACATAAAAAAAATATCTCAAAAGCAGGTGTAGGAAAAGTAATACCAGAAAATGTTCGCCTAAAAATGTCTAAATCTAGTATAGGAAAGAAAAAATCAAAAGAACATAGAGAAAATATGTCTAAATCTAAAAATAAAAAAATAATAGAGGAGTATGAAACAGGAAACATAAAAGAATGGATTAACGCAGAAGAAATATCAAAATACTATAACGTATCTATTACTTCTGTAAGAAAAAAAGTAACAAAAATAAATTATAAATCAGAAAAATTAAAAAACAAATTTTATTATGTCTAATATTGGTGGTAAGAAAAAAGAGAGTGTTAATTTAGAAAAGTACTCAAAAAAAGTAGGCTTATTTGAGGCTAAAGTGATAGCTGTAAATCCTGATATGGAAGAATATAAGGAATTACTAGGTATTGAACTTAAAGAAGATAGTAAAGCACTAGAATACTTAGGAAAGACTAATGAAGGAGATACTAAGTTACGTATAGACATTTGGTTAGAAGAAATCAAAAATCAAGAGAAGTTTAAAGTGACTTTCTTCTTAGAAGATAAAGAGAAAGAAAACAAGGATGGATCTAAGAATCAGTATATAAATGCTGTAGGTGCGTGTTCTTGGGCTAGTGATCCTAATGATTTGCCAGATTGGTTTGCTAAACGTGATTATCGTGTAGCCTATGTAGGTGAGGAAGATCTTTATAACTTTATGCGTACCTGGTTAAGTAATCTTGACTATCGTGATGCAGAAACTATACTAGAGATTGACTGGAAGAAGTTGATGAAAGGTAATGTTAAAGACATCAAGTCTCAAATTGATGGAGAATGGTGTAGTACAATTGGTGCACTTGCCACTATTAAGATTGTTGTTAAAGATGATGAAACTAAGGAGTATCAAGGTGTGTATAACAAATTGTTCCTACCTGCGTACAGCATCAAACAATTCAGACTTGTGGATTATAGTAAAACTGACATCTTAAATAAATTAAGAACTAAGAAACCAAAAGAGTTAAAAGCTCATGAGAAGTTTGCTATAAATGTTACAGGTGAATATGGTTGTAAGGATTATTTTATACTGAAAGATCTAAAGGATTATGATCCTGATGATAATTTGGTAGCATCTGATAAAGTGATTAGTGAAGATGATGCTGACTTTTAATTAAACCAGTTATAAAAGAGCCCTCACTAGAAATAGTGGGGGTTTTTTATTAAAATTAAATCATGATACAAGGTGTTAGAAAAGCAAAAGAGAA